ACAACCCATATCGGCAGGCGATAGGGGTCCGTGGACGCGGACGGTGTCATGTAAATTGCCGTGCCCCAGCGACCGATCAAGTCGGCCTCGGCCTCATTGAAGTAGCACCCAGCCGGGTCATGGACCTCAATCTGGTCGTATCCAGCGATCTCGTTAGTAACCGCGTCCACGTTGTATGGTCGATACTCGATTGCGCAGAGAGCGACACCGGATTCGTAATCGTAGCTGTCGATGGTAAAGACTACTATTTCCGTTTGAGGGGCCGCGTCATCTCGCGGCCCACGAAGCTGCGGAATCGGGCGCCCTTGCATGCCCAATGCCTTGCGCACGCCCTTGATGGTCGTTCGCATCCCCGCTTCGTCGAAATTGAAGATCTGTTTGGCCATTACGTTTCCAGAATCAGTTTCTTCACCTTGCACGATGCAGTATTGGCCTGCCCACGCAGCACCACACTGGCACTCAGCGGAAACACGCACGCCTCACCGGCCTTGAGCCGGACCATCGGCACGATCGCGCCGCCGCTGGTCGGGCCGATGTCGACATAGTTGGTCGTGTCCAGGTTTCGCAGGTAGGCCCATCGCGGCGCAACAAGGTCGCCATAGGCAATCACCTCGTCGGATGTGCCCACGATCTGGATATCGCCCGCAACGCCTTGCGTGGTCTGGTCAGCGGTGAGTCGACCGGGGTTTTGAGATTCGACACTGCTCCCCTTGGTGCAGGCCAGTGCGATTGTGTAGGCGATTTCGTTAGCCATAATGGTCCTTACGTCAGCGGTAACTGGCTGAAGTCTGATGTGCGGTAAATCTTGAAGTGCCGTTTGACCGATGTGGTTGGGGTTATGCCTGTGGCCTTGGCCCCGCCAGTGGTTAGATAGACTGGATTTGGAACCGCCTTGTTATTGTCGTCCACGACCCTGGCGAATACATTGCCCATTGTTTGGTATGTTGATGGATATCGCTCGTTGTATCCCATGTTTTCCAGCTCCAGAATCCACGGATCTGGCACAACTTCGCCGACAGTTCGTGGTTCACGTTTGCGGCGGAACTCGATGCCGAACTTGAGTTCAACAAACGTGAATCCGTTCTCTCGTTGCAGGCTGCCGATTCGCAGCGAAGTGATTCGCGCAGCACCCTCAGCAATGGGCAAACCACCGACCGTGAATGGTCCATTGTTGACGGTCCCGGGAATGTCCAGCAGCCACGTTGGCACCTCGGTAACGAACTTTGAGACGGTGCAGGTCCAGTTGTATTCCGTCTTCTCCACGGGCGGATCAAACGGGTCCCATGCGGAGTTCACAACAGGAGATCCAGCCGGAACAACCTCCGTCTCGCCTGGTGGCGTGTAGTCCTCAACCGTTGTCACTGCCGGAACTGGATAACTGACAGAATCCCACTCCACGACCGCGGGCCGCTCTGTGGGGTTCGGATAGAGCTGCTTGTCCTTTTCCTTCGGGTCCAGGCTGTCTGTTTTGAATGTGACCGTAGCCCGCCAGATTGTCGGGTTCAGGTCTTCACGCTTGAGTTTGATCTGGTACGCGGCCAGATATGCATTCTCAGAGAACACATCGCCACGATTCGGTAACACGTTCGCGGCCAGGATGTCGGTTTCGCCCTGGCGCGCGTTGTCGGTATAGACGATGTATTGCACATCAATGGACGTGTCGGTGCCCAAGTACGGTGTACCAGATCGCCCCTTGATGTCCTCGACTGCAGAAATTGCCACAACGCCCCTCTCGCCTCACGGCAGACTAGGCAGGTCAGTATCTAGTAACTCATAGTGGTAACGGTAATTGGGTCTTTCTTCTCAATCTTCTCGAGCACCGTCACCAGCTTTTCAGTATTCTCTTTATCGGCCTTGATTTGCTTGTCGTCTTCTTGTTTGCGCATCGCCTTGAGCGCGGCACTGTATGCGGCCGTGCTACCGGACTGGACCGCAGCAGTAGGACCGCCGGCCGGCACGTTCTCTTTCTGGCCGATTTTCGAGAGCACATTATTCGCTTCGTCAGCGGTGATGATTCCGCGCTTCTGTGCGTCTTCGATGCTCTTGCGCTGAGCCTCTTCAGCACGCTTCTTTTCGATCTGCTCGCCAACAGCCGGAGATGCCTTCTTGATCATCTCCAGCAGCGTGTCTGCGGCTTGCTTGCGTGCTGCCAGGACTGCTGCTGCGCGGCGTTTCTCCTGCGCGAGATGCTCTTGGGTTTCCTTATCAGCATCGGCCTGCTGATCGGCCATCATCTGCTGACGTGCTTCGGTTGCCTCGCGGCGAGTGCGTGCCGTTTGGGTGGCCTGCAACTGCTGCTGATGCAGGTCTGCGGCGCGGCGTGCGTTTCGCTGTGCCTCTACCGACTCTTGATATTGCTCTTGAGCCTTGGCATAAGCTTTCTTACGTTCTTCGTATGCCTTTTCGTCTTCTTCGCGGCCTTGTTGTGGAATAAAATTCTTGTCGCCGACATTGTCTCGCTGGCTTCGCATCTCAGCTTGTTTGCGATTCTCTGTAATCGCGATTTCTCGATCCTCTGCAATCTGCTGTCTTAGTCGCTCCTCTTCTCGCTTCAACTCCGAGGCACCGGCATCCGAGCCCAGTAGCGTTGTGCTGCGTTGTCGTTCGCGGGCCGTTCCAAAATAGGCTTTGTACCGCTCATCAATCCGCTTCATTTCCTTATCGTGATTTGTCTGCGATTCGGCCTCCAGCTTGGCCTGCTCTTCGCGAATCTTGGCGGCACCAGATGCCCAGTCCAGCAGCTTCGGCACAAGCGACACGCCAATCAGTGCGGCGATGCTCCCGACCGACAACGCCAGTCCAGCGGTGCCGCCAGCCAACGCGCCAATCTGGTTGATGTTGTTGGTCGTGGCCATCAACATGCCTTTGAGGCCGTTGTTCGTGTAGCCCGCAACGGCGTCCTCAAGTCCGCGCGTCGATTCGATCAGTGCCATTTGCCCGCGAGACTGTCCGAGTGAGGCTTGCTGTGCTGATCGCTGCTCTGTGATTTGTCGCTGAATCGACCGCTCGAACCGTTGCTGAATGTCGATTTGGTGCTGAATCGCGCTCGCGGCCCGCAGAGTTGCTGGTGTCGCTCCTGCCTGCGCGGCGGTGTATAGACGGACTTCTGCGGTGGTCATGCCGTAGGTTCGCGACTGCTGCGTCAGGTTTGCCAGCAGCGCATTGCCCGCAGATGTCGCGGCGTCCTGTGCGGCTTTCTTGTCGCGGAGTGCCTGAACCTCGTTATTGAGCTGCAGGGCATAGTTGACAGAACCTTCGCTGGCACCATTCCCGCCTTGGCGAATGATGTTGTCCTGTGTGGTCTGGCCCATTGAGGCCATCTGTTTTTTCTGCCGCTCCAGCTGCCCGATAATCGAGTCAATGGAGCCACTCAGCGCCTTGTTGCCAGCGCGGGCCTGATCTGTGCCCGCCGTGTACTGGCTGGCGTCAGCGATTAGACGTGTTACGAGATCGCCCATGTTTGCCATCTCATCCCCCTTCCTTTGCTGGTGGTCGTTTTGGTTGCCGAGCCATTGCCCACTGAACGTTGACGTCTATTTGAGCCTGGCTCAATTCCTGGTCCTGCTGCGGCTTCGTTTCGTGCTCATAAAACAGGAACGTCTTGGGCGGAATGTCGTGCCCATTCGCGGCGCACAGTGCCGATGCCATACCTGCTGCCATTTGGTCCTGGTGGTATTGCCCCTGTGGCCGCCGCGCCAGAAACCCGCACCATTCGTCAATCAGTTTTGCTGGAACCCGATCGCGAAACAGTCGCCAGTTGAACTTCCTGAAGTGCCAGCAGATCTGCATGAAATCATCGTATCGCTGGCACCCGATTAGTTTTTTGGAGACGCCGCACTGCTCAGTTTGTACGCCAGATCGTAAATCGGACCGGTGATGTCGCGACCGAGACCGAGCAGGTAATCGAGATCCTCGAAGGAATCGCTAAACGCCCGATTGCCGTCCTCGTCACGCAGTGCCATCTGGATCAGTTTGACGTTGTCATACTTGCGCCGCTCGGGAATCCGGGTCCATGTCGTGGCGTCAATGAACCACAGCAGCACGCCCTCTTGCCATTCGCCCTCGGTGAGCGATTGCAAGCTGATCGGCCCCAATACCGGGCAGGTGTAGGAGTCGTCAAACTTGCGCTTGCCAGATGCGGCCTTGATATTGTCACGGATCGACATTGTTTACCTTACGGGGTGATCGTGTAGGAGTTGATTTTCTGTGAGCACTCAAACTTCGCGAGGTCGTTCGGACCGCCGCCGGTGATCTTGAGCGTCTTGATTGGTCCGACAGTCTGTACCGTTGCGGCCCCAGTGTCGGCCAGCGTTGCCAGGAATGTCGCAGCGGTTCCAGCGGCCCATTGCGACAGGATGGCAGCGTGCGAAGCGTTGGATGGATCCCAGTTGCCTTTGAAATCCATCGTGCCGTAGTCCAGCAGCCCCGCAGTATTCTGCACGGCAGTTGAGTCTAGATCGGTGATGTCGATCATGGCCGTTTCGCCACCCAGCATGACATCCGCGCTTGTTACCTGCGGAATCAGTGTTGGTGTCGCCGCAATGTCAATCTTTAGTGTGGCGCCCTTCATCGGAATGCGAGCCATTGTCTATTCCTTTCAGCCTTGCCTCACGGCGGCTTTTTCTATGCCCTTGGCGAGCTTGTCTATGATCACTTGCCAGACTGCGGACTCTGCCGATGCAGATGCTGTTTTGATAAAACTTGGCGCGTGCGCGGGCGCTCGACCGCGATAGCGAATCGTGCTCTTGGTCCGCTTCAGGTCGACCGTCTTGCCCTTCACCCGTACTCGAGAGAATCCGGTGTATCGTTCGTCGGTGCCTTCAATAAATAAGTGTCCATGCCCGCCACGGTTCTTGTCAGCGTCTTTACGCTTGCCGACATCCAAACCCGCCTTGGCGCTGATCACTTTGTTCTTTGATGTCACCCGAAAGTTAATACTTCGCTTCATCGCACCCGGAGCAACCATCTGGCCGTTAACCTTGCGCCATTTCTTGCCCACTGGTGCCGCTGACTGAATTCGCGCTGATAACTCTTTTGCACCCGCATTGACTGCAGCACGGCATACCGGAACAGCAGCTTTGCCGAGGTATGCCAACTGGTAATCAATCTGCTCGGGTGTCATGTTATTTCGTAATAGGTCACAGCAAACATCGAATCGACGCTATAAAGTCCGCTGGCCGATCCGTCCTCTTTTGGGATGTAACCTGATGTCCGCGATTCCAGCATCGCCCTAAATGGCAGCGTGCCGGATGTGGTACAGCCAGCCATTCCTGTACCGGGGTTGGTTCCGTTTGTGCGAATGGCTTCAGCTAACAATCTGGCTGATGTCTTGTTGCTGCTAATGGCACTGACCATGATCCGGGCATTAACCATGTCGCAGACGCCGTCTAGCGTGTTGTCCATGTCCTCGTTGTCGACGCTGATGATGATCGCGGGTGTCTCGTGCGGCTTGTCTCGCTGATCTAGTTCGTCGGGGCGAATCACGGTTGTGATGGTCGTGACAGCACTCAGTGTCAGCAGATAGGCCCGAACTGATTCCTCAATGGTCATACCTGCCGCCGTTCTTCGCCTTCGATCTGGACCTCTTTGCCGGTCTCGTTGATCACAAACGCAGTTACGATGTTGATTTTTCTCGAGCCCAGTCGCAGTCGCCAACTCGGATCAAGTGACTCAGATAGCAATGTTCGCGGCCCCTTCATCACGGTTGTCGTGTTGGCCTGGACCTGCTTGAAAACGTGCTGTTCGCTACCGCCACGGGTGATGAATCGAACTCGGATCTGACCGACAGCCACCCAGTTGGAATCGCTAAGGTCAATTTGGCCGGAGTCGTCAACGGTCGAGCCAGGTTTCTCCACCGTGAGCGTGTGCGTGCATCGCGGCGGCATCTCATTGCATCCGCCGCACTTCATACCACTCCTCCGAATGTTCTCAGCCGCTCAATCATCGTCCAGTAGTTGTCGCCCAGATCGCAGCCGTGATACAGGCCGCGAACCACGGACAGAACCACTCGCTTAGTCAGATGTGGCACCACTGCTGCGGTCGCGTAGCCACACACAAACTGGACTTCGACCGCATTCACGCGGCAATCCGTGGTCGGCCAGATTTGCCCATAAACAGGACGAATCCGGGCTGGTTGGCTGACGAGATCGGTCTCATATAGTGCTGTCGAGAGCGTGGTTAAGACGCTGCTCGTGTAGTATTTCACATGCGTCACAGCCGTTACTGGCACGCGACGCAGTTCAAGTTCGTGACATGGAAACCGGTCAAAGTAAACCGTCCAAGTCTGCGATATGATGATCTGGCGTGCGTCTCGCTCAACCTGTTCGGCTGCGGCGAGCAACAGGCTCAGGATATGGGTGTCTTGATCGGTATCGTTGCGGATATCGAGTTCGGCTTTAGCATCGTCCAGCCATGACGCCATGATCGATGGCGATCGTGGCGCCGGTGGCTGGTATGCTCCTAGAAGTGCATCTTGTGAGTAACGTGTCACTGTCGACCTATTCGTAGAAGACTGTGAACGTCCCGGTTTTCGTGTCGCCACCGCCTGCAATCACGATCTTTACCCGCTCGTTGAAGACGCGAATGTGATCGTAAACGCCAGTGAGATCCGCCCCGGTTGTGCCGTCGTTCAGTTCCTTCGGCACAACCGTCTCGGTGGCAGTGATATTGGTATCAACCCAGACATCTCGTAATGAGGTCTCGGTTGTGATGGTGAAATCGGCCGTGTCCGCGTAGTCAGTCTTTTCGTATTTCACAGCGATGATCTTGCCACGAATCACGCTCGTGTATTCGGTGGCAGACCCGTCTGCGATTGTGGTCACGGTCACTTCTGTTGATTGTGGAAACGCCACGTCAGCCCCCTTGATTAGCGAAGGCCGAGGAAGCGGATATAGTCCATCTGCAGGGTCTCAGCCGCGCCAGTCGGACCAGCCTTGATGCCGAATACCAACTTACTGGCGGTCATGCCTGCCAGAGTCAGGTTCTGCGGCGTGCCGGCGACTAGAGCACTTGAGCCATCGACGCTGTAGTACGGCGTGATGACACTTGTGGTGCCAGTGCCGTCACAATAGAACCCAACCCGAGTCCACGTGTCGCTGACAAAAGTTGCCATCGCCGTGGTCGTGTTCTGGGTTGTGCCGTTTGAGGTCTCGAAGTCGATGGTCATGGTCGCTTCATCCTTCCAGATGAGGCAGCCATCGTAATCAGCAAGAGGCCCGGCGGTGTTTGCCTGAAGCCCACCGGTTGTGGTTGTGTCAGTCAACCCGACCCACCACGCTGACTCATTCGTGGTTGCTTCTGCAACCTTGAACCGAGCTTCAAACCAGCACTTTTTCGCCAGCCCGAGATTGAACATCTCATTAACGCTGGTCATGGCGTGATGGTCGTTGTCGGCCGCCGCGGTGACGACGTTGTAAACGCCGCCTGCCACGTTCTGGAAGGCATTAGTGCCAGTGCCGGCATCGTCGACCGAGGTGTAAGCCTGGACGTCGCTGGCCGTTGCTGATGCCGGATTCATGAAGTCGTCGAAGTAGTAATACCCCAGCGACGGATCAATCAGGCAGTTGAGTACCGGGGCGTTACCCCAGAGCAGACACTCGGGAACGGCAGGCAAGCCGCTCACGCCGCGAAAGCGCAGTGTGTTTCCGCCTTGCTCGCGGTAAATGTTCGGGCTGTAAGAATTCTGCGCAGTCGTGGCCATGATAATTCCGTTGGTTACCCCAGCTCATGCTGAGTAGTCACAAAGACACGGGTTCAGAATCTAAAAATGCGAACTAGGCAGTGCCTTCAGCGGGCGAGATGTGACCTTCGCCGATGATGGTGCCGCTGGTGGTGTTGTCGACGCTCATCACGCGCGGCTCGTAGAGCACTGCCCAGATTGACTCCAGGGTCGACGAGGTGCCGCGAGCTGCTTCCAGTCGCACGTACCGCTTGGTCGGCTTGTAGATATCGAGCCAAACGTCTTCATCGGACGTTCCGCTCGATACACTGGTGCCGGTCAAGTCGGTGTAGTCGTCAGCGCTTCCGTTGTCGGACGACTGAGCGGCGTTGATCGTGTTGCCAGATGCGGCAGTGCCGAAGGAAGTCAGGAACAGAACACCGGCGTAGCCGCCATCCTGATCCATATCGACACCATCGCTGTTAACCGCAGAAGTTGCGGCCGTTGTATGGTCTTGGACCTTAATGAATTTCACGCGAGACGAAAGAAGTCCAGCAGGAATCATGTTGATTCTCCGGTATTAATTGCGATTGTGGATTACTTGTGCTGCTTGGTTTCGACCGGAGTGGCATAGCCAGCACTCACGAAGCTCTTAGCTTCGCTCGGGCTCAGGTCGATTTCGTCACCGCGATTCGCCGAGTTGAAGCCAGCGGCCTTGCCGTGAGCATCGTGAATCTGGAACATCGCGGCGGTATTCATTCGAACTTTTACGAGAGACATGTCGAATCCTAGTGAACGAGGTGTTTGACGGGGTGATCGCCAGCGTCCAGCAAATTGCCGTCGCCGCGCATGTAGGCAATGAAGACATCCTGGTTGTATTCGGCGCGGCGTTCGACCAATCGCTGAATCACGATCTGGCCAACTTGTCGGACCTTGTACTGCGACAACTGGCCGAACAGGATCGACTTAGTTCCTGATGCAATCGTGCTGGACATCGCCTGGTTGACCCAGTAGCGACGATTGTTGATCAGGTCGGGCATGCCGGCGTTCCAGCCACTTTGCCAAATCGGCCGACCATTGCCGTCCTTGAGCTTTCGCAAGCCCTGCAGGATGGCGTCATTCATCATATAGCCGACACCTGGCTGATCACGCCGGCTCGGGTCAACTGAGTGCTCCAAGTCGATCAACTCGTCCCAGACAATCGCGGTGGCACTGGCTGCCGTCTTGCCGAGATAGGACCGGGTGACGATACCGGCCGGAGACAATCCGCCACCGCCGCCAGTGGTGTAATCGGTATTCTGCTTGCGGCCCAGTCGCTCGCCCATCAACCCGCCAATGACCGGCACAAAGTTGAAAATCGAGTCAGACAGCAGGCTGCGCGAGACATTGAGCAGACCGCTCGTGAAGTCGTACGCGCTCCAAGTAGTGCGGCCGAGAACCGGATCAGAAGCCGTTCCGGCGTCCTGGCCTTCGCCGACTCGGCTGCCGGTGTTTTCGGTGTCGTCAATCGTCGGCCATGCGAACGGCTCGCCGTTGCCGGTCCGGATGATTTCCGCGACCTGCATCACGCCGGAGTAGTCCAGCATTGCCTTTTCGAGCGAGGCAATCAGAGTGCTGCCGACAGTGTGGCCGCCAGTCTCGGGAGTGCCAACCGTCAACGCATTGCGCGGGTCGAGCAGGTGATTGCGAGTCTGGGCGAACTGCGCGGTTGAACTCAGGTTGAGCACGAACTCGCGGTCATTGACAGAGCGACCTGTTGCAGCCAGTGCCGTTCGGTGCTGGTCGGTAATTTCGTTCTGCAGGCCCGCACCGTGCATAAACCACGCCTGCATGGCGAGCGACTGATTGTCAACACCAGCCACGCCGCCGAACACGGACTGATTGACAGCACCACGTTCAATGGTGCCGTTGTCGCGACCTATGCGTGAGTTGTTCGGGCGATACGCTTCGACTTCCTGGAGACGATTGGCGATCTTAGCCTGTTCGTCAATCTTGGCGTTGGCCTCGGTGATCTTCGCCATCACGGCGTCGTAGTCGTTGTTGACCGCAGTGTAATTGGTGCGGTCTTCTTCGGTCCACGAATCGACTTTGTTGCCGATTTCGCGAATCTTCGCGGCCAGAGTCATCCGCTGTTCTTGGAGCTTTTTCAGTTCGTCCATCTTTGCATTCCCCGATGTGCTCGCCGGGAATGCAAAAAAGCCGTTCGCCGGCGATAGGTGTATGAAACCTACCGTCAGGCGAGCGGCTTTCGATAAAGACCGAAGGCTCTCTTGCCAGTCCGAGGACAGTTAAAACGGTCACTGCGGACAAGTCAGTTATTTGTTAGTCTTACTTTACCGCGAACACACAAACCGTCCAGAGTGGTTCCGGAGATTATTACTAATAACGGCGCGAGTCCTTGGGTGTGCCAATGGCACTACGTCACCACCGAGACTCCACAAGCGACAGTGCTTGCAGCCAAAGGCGCGGACGCGGCAGCTACCAACCCGGTGAGAGTTGACCACCACTGCGAACCGCGAACAATTGGGACACGCTGGCCTGCTCATGCTGCTCCATCCAGTTTAATGCGATCCATCCGGACCTTAACGGCGTCGGCTTCCCGCTGCTTGGCATCAGTCGCAAATACTTCCGCGAGCTTTAGGCTGTCGACTGCGATCTGCCCCGTGGCTGAATTGCTCACGGCGTTCTTTGTCTTTTTCTTCAGCGGAATCACTTCGTCAGCAAATCCGTTGTCGACAGCCTCCTGCCCGCTAAATGTGGTGCCGTCAACGTCGCCGTCCATGATCTTCAGCATGGTCTCAACCTTGCGGCCAGTGCGCGCCGCGTAGGTTTCGGCAATCTGGTTGTCGACCTTATCGAGAAACTCGGCCATGTCCCGCATGACTTTCTGGTTCCCGGCCACCACGCCCCACGCGCGATGCGGGTGAAACGATCCGTTCTCGGCAATGCGAATGCGGTCGCCTGCCATTGCAATAATCGTGGCGGCAGACGCGGCAAGCCCGGTGATGTCGATATTGACCTGCCCGTCGTGTTGGACCAGCGCGTTGTAGATGCTGATTCCGTCGTATGCCAACCCGCCAGGCGAGTTGATGTCCATGTTGACGGACTTGCCACGGTGCTCCTTGAGAAATCCGGACACGGAGCCTGAGTCCATCGACATCCACGAGTCGCCAATTACGCCGTGCATCAGGATCTCAATTGAGTCGGCCTCTGCCCGCACGCCGATTTTGAAGTCGGTAGAGCTAGCCAGATTCAACACCTCGGCAGTTGCGGCCACGTTAAGCGGCTGTTTGGCTAATTTCGTCATTGCTTTTACTCCCAGTCAGGTTTCCAAGTAAGGCAGAGCAGATTGCCGCCTCAAACAAGCTACATTGCTCGTCAACATTCTTTTCCAGGTCGCTCCCGAGGTAGGGAGCCTTCGTTACGCTATCCAACTGAGACAGTAGTCCCGCGAAGAACCGTCCACCCCAGGCGTAGCAGATATCATCACCCTGCGCTCCGGTGTGCTCGGCAACCAGTGCTGC